TGCCATAGCCACCACAGCCATCGCCATCGCCACAGCCATAGCCACTGCCATCGCCAGAGCCATCGCCATTGCCAGAGCCATAGCCATTGCCATTGCCAGAGCCATCGCCATTGCCAGAGCCATAGCCATTGCCAGAGCCATAATTGATTAGCTTTGCCATACCGGAACATCCTTGATTGAGGTCTCCGCTTGCGGAGTTACATCAAGAATTTCAATTGCTTCGGTGAGGGTGACTGCCGGAACGGCTACCGGGAATTTGCAATCACGTGGTTTTGATGTACCAGATACCGCAAGCTGCGAAAGCGATGCCGCCCCGGCCCAATACCAGAGCCGACGCGCATCGGCGAGTTGTACTTCCTTCCCGTCACGGGAAACAAGCGTACCGGCAAATACACCGGCGCTATAGGTGCGAACAATCACGTACTTTTTCTTTGGTGCCACGATGTTCTCCTTTGAAATGAATTGATAAAGCCGGTTAAAAGAAGTTGGGGGCATACAGCCGCCCCCGGTGAGTCAAGCGGCTACGGGTTCGCGCACGGTCAATTCAGCGTCCTTTGTGATGTCTCCATCAATGCGGACGATGTACTTAGCGCCCTCGAAAACGCCCTCACGATGACCGTTCTCACATTCAATGAAAGCGTCCATAAGGTACTCCGCGCCGCCGTCTGTTTTGTGGTAGTAAAGTTTCATCGTAATCACCTCTCCTGATTGAATTGAACAACTAAAAAGCCGGTTGAATGTCGTCCCGCTCACGCGGGGGTTAGGAATGGATTGTGATCTCATCTTTTGCGGCGCACGTATGGCCTAGATGGGCGATACGAAGGTAGACTTGGCCGGCAGGTTCATTGTATTTTGAAACGGACTCAACAAAGCCCGTCCAGGTGGGCAGACCGCGCTTAGTGCCGTCTATCGTGACCTTCTCTCCGACTTTGGGAATCCAGCGTTTCATGGCGTAAACCTTTCTGGTTACTATGGTTAGGTGCAATATTGCATCAGGCGGAGCGTGGCGGAGGCGGATAAGCAAGCCAAAGCTCTACAGTAGCCTTTGCGGGCTTAACTTTGCGCTGCTCTAGCAGTTCGATGGCCCTGTCTTTGGTAATGCGGTGTTGGCGCATGAGGAGTTTATAAACAGAACACACGCGCAAATACTTCCTATCGAGTTTGCCGTCAATCGTTTGGTGAAAGAGGTCTGTCATGGTTTTTATCTCCTTACATCTGAGTACGGTTATGCTGACTTCTTTGGTTGATTCCACTTTGGTGAGTGGCAATAGGGGCATTGTCTTGGAGCAGCTGTCCGCTGAGTCCATTTGTAGCCGCACCGTTTACATTCACATTGCCCGGTATTTGGTGTTTGCTTCATGTTCTAATCATACTCATATTCATAATCATGTCAAGAGAAAAATTAGGCTAATAGAATCATGCACTTATAACGTTTTCCAGAAAGATTTGCACAGGTATGGATATGCAGTGATAGAATAACCCTATGCCAGCTAAAGGATTAACAAAACGGCAAGAGGTTTTTATAGCTGAGTATTGTGTCCATTTAGATGCCACAAATGCAGCAATCAAAGCGGGTTACAGCAAAAAGTCTGCAATGTGCCAAGGAAGTCAACTCCTAGCGAATCCTAAAGTTAAGGCCGAAATAGCTAAAAAAATGGGCAAAAGATGCGGGAAACTGGAGATTACCTCTGAAAACGTTCTCCAAGAACTCGCCAAACTCGCGTTCTATGATCCTGGGGCATTGCTTGAACCTGATGGCAGTATGAAGCAAATCAAGGACATAGACGACGTAACGCGCATGGCCGTGGCCGGGATGGAAGTGGTGGAGTTGTTTGAGGGAACGGGCGATCAGAAACACGCTTATGGGCTGTGCAAGAAGATCAAGCTGGCCGACAAGGGGCAGAATCTTGAGCGATTGGGGCGGTATTTGAAGCTGTTCACGGACAAGATTGAGGTCGATGCAACGGGGAATCTGGCCGAAATGATAGCTAAAGCGAGAAAAAGGGCAAAATAGCCGCGAAGTAGTAAACAGTTAAGTTATTGATAAATATAGAAGCGGTGTCGCAAAACGCGGGGGTGAATGTTTACTACCATTTGAGGCTAAATGTTTACCAATGAGTAAAGCCGAGTCGCAGCTAATCGAAGACATAGGCCGGTATTGCAATGACCCTCTAGGTTTCGTTCGCTATGCCTTCCCGTGGTCTGAATCGGGCGACCTTGAAGAGTCTGGCGGTCCGCGTCAATGGCAGGGCGATATATTAGAAATCATAGGCCAGCATCTTCGCGGGCCGGATCGGTTTACTCCGTTCAATCTTGCAGTGTCATCCGGTCACGGAATAGGCAAGTCTGCGCTTATCGCCATGATCTGCAACTGGGCAATGAGTACGTGCGAGGATTGCCGGGTTGTGATGACAGCGAACACCGAGGCGCAGCTTAGGACAAAGACCTGGCCGGAGTGCAGTAAGTGGTTCAAGCTGGCGATTAACGCGCACTGGTGGACGCCGGGGGCAACGACGATCAGCGTCAAGCAGCCTGGACACGAGCGGTTATGGCGCGTTGACGCGATCCCGTGGTCAGAGACGAACACTGAGGCGTTTGCAGGCTTGCACAATAAAGGCAAGCGCATTGTGGTGCTATTCGATGAGGGCAGCGCGATTGCAGATGAGATTTGGCAGGTAACTGAAGGTGCTCTGACCGACGCGGAGACGGAGATTCTTTGGATTGTCTTTGGCAATCCGACGCGCAATACGGGCAGGTTCCGGGAGTGCTTTGGCCGGTACAAGCACAGATGGATAACGCGCCAGATCGACTCGCGGGGCATTGAGGGGACGAACAAAGAACAGCTAGATAAGTGGATTGCAGACTACGGAGAAGACTCGGACTTTTGCCGGGTACGCGTTCGCGGGGAGTTTCCGCGGGCGGGATCGACTCAGTTCATTGCCGGGGATGTAGTAGCAGCGGCGCGTAAGCGGACGGTAGAGCCTAGTGGCTGGAAGATAATCAGCGTGGATGTGGCTCGATTTGGAGACGATCAAACAGTCATCGGTCTACGGCAAGGGCATAAACTGACTATTTTAGAGAAGCTGCGCGGACAGGACACGATGCAGGTAGCGATGCGGGTGTGCGCCCAGATGAAAGAGCATACGCCGCGTTCGACGGTAATTGACGGGGATGGCGTAGGAGCCGGCGTGGTCGATTACGTCAAGCTGCATATGGAGAAGTGGTTTAAGGACCACGCGCCATGCAGGTTGATGGATTACCATGGTGGTGGCAAGCCGGACGACCCGGAAATGTACTTCAATGCGCGGGCGGAGAACTGGGGCCGGATGAGGGCTTGGCTGGCGGAGGCCGACATTCCTGATGACCCGGAACTTGACGCAGACCTGACGGGGATCGAGTATAGCTTTAGCTCTAAAAACCAGATACAGCTTGAAAAGAAAGAGGATTTGAAGAAACGCGGGCTTGCGTCTCCTGACATTGGTGATATGATGGCTATGAGTTTCGCCCCGCATCCGGCAGCAAAGACGCGGGATGAGCTATTATCAGAAGAGATTGCGGCAACGGTGGACCCGATGCAGGTACACTTCAAGCGGCTGGCAGAGACAGAACGGCGGCGCAGAGAAGCACAGCCGCAGAACTGGTGGGATTGATGAGCTGGCTACGCAGCAGGCTCCGCGCATGGTTGGGGATCAATGATGATTTCATCCTCGCCGACCGCAGAATGGATAAATGGGCAGAGCGCATAATTGCTGCCGAGCGTGAACTTGAATCCTTCAAGTCCGCCCTGAAAGCCCGCGCCGCCGAATCCCGGCAGAAACCGGCGTATACTGATTTTGAGAGCAGCCAACAGGCAGTGTTGGCAGAATTCGAGGAGAAGAATGGCGTTCGTAGCTAAGGACAAATCGAAGCATACCAACATCGACAGCATGAGACACGCCGATGCGAAGTTTATGGCCAGCCAGCCCAAGCCGGAAGCGGTCGAACCGGGGGAAGAGGAGCAGGGCGAGCTTGAGCCTCATCACGAGCAGATTCACGAGCATCTGCGCTCGATGCACGAGCAGACGGGCGAGGCGCACAGTCATGTCGAGCATCACGGCGACGGAACGCACACCAGCCATCATGTGACCAAAGAAGGCGAGGTTACGGGACCGCACCATCACAATACGGCTGAGGAAGCGAAAGCCAAGCTGGACGAGTTCTTCAACGAAGAGGCCAAAGAGCCGCAACATGAGGGCGGCGAAGAGGGTTACTAATGCCCTGGGATGAGGTCATGCACAAATGGGGCGCCGGCCAGCTTCACAGCGAGTCGAAATCAGGCCCGCGTGTGCGTAATCAAAGGCAAGCTGTTGCAATCATGGAGTCAGAGAAGCGTAAGGCCGAAGGTGGAAACTCTGAATATCAGCCATCAAGGAGGGCAGCCGTGAAGATGAAAACGGTTAATCTAGGCAAGAAGGGCAGCTTCCAGGAGCATCCGGGCGCGGAGCATGAGGCATTGGGGATACCGTTGGGTGAGAAGATACCGGAAGCGGCGCACGAACGGGCTGCTCATTCCAGAAGCCCGCGATTGCGGCACATGGAAGCCAGCGCGAAGGGTTTCAAGGCGATGCACAAGGGGTAAGCGATGGGATCACCATACGGCATTGCAACGCCGCTGGTTAATTATCTGGCGGGAATCCCGAAGAGAGCTACCGATGCAATGAGCGGAGATTCATTGCGCCGGACACTTGCCGATAAACTCGGTATTCCTTTGCTTTCGCCCGATGCTGTACCTGATACCAGTTGGCACGATCAGATGATCCGAGAAGCTCAGAAGAGTTTTCAGGGGCATCCGGTGATACAGCCTCCCGTTGCGCCACTAGCAAAACAAGTGAAGGTGAAATAATGGACTTCGAGCGCCAAAAGTCGGTGACCGATGAATTTAGGCGTAACTGGGAGCGCATTTACCGCCAGCAGGAAGAACGCAAGAAAGAGAAGCAGACGACATATCCCAACGGTTGCCCGATTCTCACTGAGGAGCGCGTAGATGGCTGAAGACACCGCCCAACCGACACCAACGCTCACGCCGCTAGCTCCCCGCGATGATTGGGCTGATTGGGTTCCCGGTAAATACGCATCCTTCCCTGTTTCGCCGGAGCCGATGTTTGGGCCTGATGAGCTGGGCGAGTACAAATCTGCAATCGATGACATGGATGAAACGGTAACGCGGGCGGATTCGGCGGCGCGTATCTTCGAGGTCATGCAGGCGGCAGAGGCGCAATTATTCAGCCGCGGCTACCATTTTCTGAATTCCTCGCGTAATGGTTGGGCGCTTTATGGCGGAGTGAATGGAGCGCGGGCCAGCGGACAGGAGATTCTACAGACACATAACGCCGGTAAGTTATTTAGCTGCAATGTATACTCTGCACGGCAAGACAAGATCAATTCAATTCTTGCGGTAGATGTGCCGGGGCTGACATTTGTTCCCAAGCGCGATGCTGACCCAATGGATCAGGAAGCGGCGGACGAGGCGAAGAAATACCTCAAAGTATGGCTGAATGATGCCGGAATCAAAGAAATCGTGGGCGAAATCTCCGATCTGTTCTATACCGACGACCGGGTTGTTCTCTACACCCGCTCAGTGGCGGACGAACAGGAATGGGAGACAGAGACGCCGGACGCGCCCCAAGTTGCCTCTGGAGCGCCTGAGCAGGAAGGTGAGGCTCCAGAGACGGAGAACGAAAAAGAACCAGTAACTAAAGAGGTTCCCGCCGTAAAAGAAATTACCACAACGCATGGGAAGTTAGAGGCCAAGGTTCCGATAGCTGCAAATAATCAGCGCAGTATGCCGTGGATTCGGCTCATGTCCGAGGAAAACGCGAATACCCTCAAAGAGCGTTATCCGTGGATAGCCGACAAGATCAAGGGTGGCGGAACGAGCGGCAAGGACCAGATTGACCGCCAGATGCGGATTCTGGTTAGGCTGGCCGTGCAAACATCCTCAAGCTCCGGGGAAAGCTGGCAACAAGACGCGACAGAAACATTCACGTGGTATCGTCCAAGCCATTATCGCTCGATAAAGAAGGATGATGTACGCAAGGTATTTAAAGAGAACTTCCCTGATGGTTTGTTAGTCGTTCACGCCGCTGGAGAGTTTGCGTTTTGCCGCAACGAGTCCCTGAATAAGCATTTGAAGGTCATCCACGCGAAGAAGGGTCCAGGGCAGAATCGCAGGGCTATCGGAACAAACTATCTTCCCCTACAAAAGATTCTCAACGCTGAAATCTCGCTGGTAGACCGGCAATTCCGTTCGGCTATTGCAAGACGTTTCCACAATTCAGAGCGCATCAACTCTGAAACGCTGAATGGGCAGATGAATGACCCGGCGAAGAGTACGCCGGTGCTGGTGCAGAACGCCAATGAGAAAATCTCTGATTTTACGGCAGTTGAAAATATTGCACCTGTCAATACAAGCATCATGGAATTTGTCCAATGGCTGATTCAGGGAGCTCCAGAAGCGATGGACGGCGGCGAACCGGCCATGTTTGGCGCTCAGACAGGCGAGAACGATCAAGGGGTATATCAGACAGCAAAACTCAAGCGCGACGCGGCGCGGGGCATCTATGCGGTTCCGTGGGCGCAGATTTGCATAGGGTTGGCAAAGGCAGTGGAGCAGGCCGTCCAGTGCGCGGCCAAGAATCGCATAACGTCGATTCGTTCCAATATACCCGGACAAGGCAAGTTGGAGATTGAGTTAGGGAAGTTACAGGGAGATGCGCTGTGCTATCCAGAGTCGATGGATATTCCGCAAACAATCGCGGAGCAAGAAGCGCAAATGGCGGAATTGCTGGAGAACGGCAAGAACATAGCAATTTATCAGGCGATTGCAACCGATCCCCGTAATTTGACAGTGTTCGCAAACTTCCCATCGCTTTCAGGACTTGAAATACCCGGTTTGGATTCAGTCGAGCAGCAACAGGGAGAGTTTGAGCTATTGCTCCAGTCCGGTCCACTGGATAATCCGCAACTAGCGCAGATTCAAAAGCAGATACAAGAAGGCCAGACACACCCCGAAGCGCAGACGCCTGAAGGCCAGCAGGCAATGCAGCAGTTGCAGCAAATGGAGCAGCAGTTGCCGCCTAAAGTGTCGAGCGTCCCTGTAGCTCAGGACGGCAGCGAAAACCACCAGATTCATGCACAGATTGTTCTTGGACTGGTTACCTCGCCAGAGGGAAGAAAGCTCAAGAACGGCGACCCGCAGCAACAGGCGATTTATCAAAACCTCATGCTTCATTGGAAAGAGCATGTGGAGATGAGCCAGAAACTTACTCCTCCTAAGGAAATGGAATTCAAGGGCAGCATGACGGTTGACCCGAGCAAGTACGGGCCGGAGGTTCAGTCCAAGATATTCCAGGCGGCGGGATTGCAGGTAAGCCCGGAAGAGGCGACAGATACCCATGAACTTGTACCGCATGAAGTGACAACCGAGAAAGAGGGCGTGGACGAGCAAGGTGTTCCGGTCAAACAGAAAATTGCAATGGTGAATCCGGGCGGGAAGTTAGGTTGATGGAATCGCTATTTGGCGTAGCGGTGTTTGCGATCCTGATGATTGTGGCGTTTGAGGTTTTGAGGGAATATCTCAAGAAATTCAAGTAAGGCGCGAGAGCGCGGAAGTGAGGAGACATGGCAGATGAAAGCGCAGTAATGGATGCTGTTGAAACCGGCGCAGAGGAAGTCGAATCTGGGGCCGAAGAAGTTGAGCAGGGGCAAGAACAGGTAGACGAGGGCGAAGCCGAAGAAAAAGGCGGCGACAAAGGCCCTT